GTACCTGTGATTTTAATCAAATCGATACCAAGACCATGTGTATGGTCGATTAAGTCTTTAAGATAGTCTTTCATGTTTTTCCTTTATGTATAGTACTATTTAGGTAGTTATGCTGTGTATTATAATGGCATTTATTGCGAATGTCAATAAGCAATTTAACCAAATGAGAATAAATCATCAAATGTCGATTTAACATCAATGTTACTCTTAATGTCCCAATTAAGAACACCAAGTAAGTTGTCAACCTTTTCATCCACTAGAGTAGATTCCATTGCACCATCATCAAATGGTAACTCTTTAAACCAAGTAGGCAATCGTAATTCATCAACCGGATAAGCAATACTGTTGAAGCCTAATGGATTGGGTTTCAGTTTACAAACGATAATCTTCATACCATCAACAATTTGTTGACTGTAATTGTCACCGTTCATTCTGCGTAGATAGTTCCAGTTAATAGCGGCACGTGCATGACCAACACCACACTTGCCTGTCTTTTCAAACACTTGTGTATGCTTAGTCAAGTTGTTAACTGATTTAGGTGAACCCTTAGTCCAACTGTCTTGTTCAACTAGTACACGCTTAAACTCTTTAACACGCTCAATGACTTCCTCACGATTTTTACCTCGTTGAAGAACCATCTCAAGCACATCCATTAAGAATTCTTGCACATACTTAGGGGTATCAGCACGTTTCAAGTCAAGACCCATAGCCTTGATATCACCTAATGCACCGTCTTTGTCTTTACGCTTGCCTTCTTTATCAAAGATGTTGATAGCATAACGCTTCTTAGTGATAAAGATACTACGATCACCAATCAATTCACGACCAGCTTTAATGATAGCACCATTCTTTCTTGGAGCATGAAATGCTTTCTCCATGAATGCTGGGAACGATTCATTAGCTTGGTCAGCAATGCCATCATATAATCCGATACAAGTTTCTTTGTCCCAAGTCAATTCACCGCTATCAATCTGAGGTTTAAGAGCAGGATATGCTGTGAAATAACATGAGTCAGTATCACCATATACGATTGCAGGACCTTCGTGATTGTAATCACCAGTCACAGATTCATTGATGGTACTCATCATGTGTCTAACAATTTGACGACCACTTAGTGTAACAGATTGACCGATACGCTTATCATAGAACCGACAATGTTCATTCAATAGTGCACCATAAGCTGAGTTTAATAAAATCTTACGAACAAGCTGACGCTTATCGTAATATTCATATTTGTCAGTTCCGTACGCTTCTTTAGCAAGTTTCTGTGTCTCTTTACGCTCTGAGTACCATCGACTGAGTAGACCAGGAACAACGCCTTCTTTTTCATAAGTAAAGATTGTACCATTAGCACTTAACATCCAGGGCTTATGACTATCAAAGACCATCTTCCATACTTCTGCGGCTGACATTTCTTCACTGCGACCATCTTCGTAATCTACAGTTAGCATTGTGCCACGCTCTTGGTTCATAATAGAAGTATATTCTAGTGAACCAAACAGGTTCTCCCATAATATAGCACCAGTCACATCTTCATCGCCTTCTTTGAAATATTTCTTTCCTTCAGCGAGATTGCGACCTTTTTCTTTCATGTAATGGTCAGTTAGTGTTTGTCTGACTTGTGCGACAATCGTTTCTCCACCCATGTTGACGGCACGAATAACCGAGGGATAGAGTGAGTTAATGTCGACGGCGCCGACCCATTCGTGCATTCCTCTTTTCGGCGTAGCAACATAGGCACCTGCTGCCTGCTGGACTTCTTCTGCATTTTCAACCTTTCGTTTTTTATCTGGAACAACTAACCCACGTTCGTGAGCCTCATTAAAAATTGCCATCTCAATCATTGCAACTGAACCCATAACTGTTGGGAGCAGTACTGTGTTTTCATGTGCAAGTTGATTAGCTAATTCTAAAAACTTAAGTTTGTTGTGAATCTTCACCAACAACATCGTATCTTGTCTGTTGTATTCAATGAACTTTTTAAAGTCTTTGTTATACAACTGGTCAAGAGTACCTTCATATTGCGTTTTGTTTTCACCGACCTCCATCTCACCGATAGAGTCAAGTTTATAACTGTGGCGTGATTCATAGTTATACTTTTTGTACAACTGTAAATAGTCCATGTGAATACGACCTACTAAGTCATAAGTTGTTTCACTTTTACCGAATCGTTCGTATTCTCTAGGCTTGGGCAGTTGACCCATCAAGCAAAACTTGCGTGTGTCATCCTTACTCATCACTCTAGTAACACGATTGACCATATAGGGAATATCATAGCCCTCTGAGTTCCAGCCAGTTAATACATCAGCATCTTCAATTAGTTGAAAGAAAACATCAAACATTTCCTTTTCACCAGTGAATAGCATTGTGTTTTCAAATTCATTAACAATCTCTTGTGCTGTCTCTGGACTCATGTGTTTGGGCGCAACAACAAGAGTAATGCATTGGTCAAGCCAATCTAAGTAACAACTGATAGCAGTTACAGGATTAAATGGGTCTGATGTTGGACTGAAACCTTTAACAGGATCAAAGTCCACCTCAATGTCAAAGAAACAAGTATGAAGTTTAGGAGCATCAACTTTAAGATAGTTCTCGCTTAGACAACGAAAGACTACATTGATATCAGATTCAAACAATGTTTTACCTGAATGGATACGCTTTTCTTTTTCAAACTCTGTGCGTTTGCGTGTACTGAAACGACTAACTGGATTGCCATAGATACTACGATGCTTACCCTTAGGATCAGGATAATACATTACATAGTTAGTAGGGTATTCTTTGTACTGGCGTTTGCCATTCTTATCCCGTTCTACTACATAGATACGGTCTTCGTCCCTACTGTGAATTGCATCAATGTATGACATTTATTTTATCCAATAATTCTTTTGCAATATTCATATGAGTATTAGGGCCTGGGTGCATACCGTCTAATGCTCTATCAACTAAATATTTTTTAATGAAAATATCTTTCATTAGTGTTGGTATTTCTATATTCGGAAATTTATACAAGAGCACATCGATCGGCCCTATAATAAACAAATGTTTTATATTTTTGTTTGTTAAATGTAAATAACCATGATGGATATCTATAATGTTTCTGATAACAATGTTTTCCTTACTTAAAGTAGGTAGTGATTTTACTACGCTATCTTCATAGTTATCCCAATCGATATTGTCCGAATCGTATTTTAAATTACTAAACGGTTCTCTACCAAAGTGACTCCACATTATAACACACAGATCATCATCTGTAAAGTCAAAATTTAACAATTTCCACAATATATGTATATTGCTTGCCCCGGGGTCACTACAATTAACTACATCTAATCCTAACATTTGTCCTAGCAAATTAGGCCATGCATATTTGCTAGGATTTGGGCCATGGGATTTAGGTTCAATATGACAATCTTCTAAACCATGCCCATACGTATATGAGCACCCGAATGTAATCAATCGACTCATAGAGTTTTGCCGACTGTTTCCAAGATAGTGTTGAGTTCATCATGGTCTTTGTTAGTTTGACCTAGGCTTGCTTTGTGAGCAATCTTAATTGCTTTTTTCAATGTAGAAGCCTTGATTTCAAGTTCTTCTGCCACTGCTTTGATAGTGTCATTCAAACCACCATTCAATGTGTCGATTTCATGTAGGACTGTCATGCCCTCATTTACCAATTGTGTTAGTTTGATTTTAGCTTCGTTGTTAAACGAACGATTATAGTCTGACATAGGTTCTCCTTAAATAATTAGTTAGTATACATGGGTTATGTAGAGAAGTCAAGTGTTTTTCTTTCCTTCTACAATCTTCTTGACCAAAGTATGAATACCCGGATTGACTTTCAATACATGTGGCATCATCTCATTACGGATATAGTTGCGTGTGTATTTGGGATTTTTATTTGAGTTATCTTCACACCATTCAATATTGTGGCTCTCACACCAATATACAAAATCTTGTTTTCGGGTAGTTAAAAACGGTCGCAATACATTACCACGTGTGAGCGGAATAACTTTGGGTGTGCCATGCAGTGCCGACCAAATATATGTTTCAACACAATCATCCAAATGATGACAGGTAATGATTGGTCCATGTTTAGCAAAATATTGATAGCGTTCTTCTCTCCAGAATTCTTCTTGGCTCATTGATTTAGGTTTTTTACGATTTAATATACCCAAATACATTGGTAGATTTCTATCCTCACAGTATTTAGATACAAAGTCTAATGCTTTGTTACTATGTTCAGTACCATGATGGAAGTATACACAAGACACATCATGCTTACGGCTTAGGAAGTCAACAACAGCGCAACTGTCCACGCCACCACTAAATGCTACGGTAACTTGTTTGGGTAATGGGACTGTTAACTTGATCATCTATGCATTATAGCATAGATTATGTTTTATTGAAAGATATGATGGTTCTGTTCGCCGTAAATTTTGATGTATTTGCCCGCAAGCATATCTGCCATTGCTTCAATTGGGCTACCTGGGTAACTATCACCCGGCTTAATCATATCTAGTTCACCTTGACGAACGTGAACTAATTCATGGAATACTGTACGTAGTATATCTACTAGGTTACGATTATTTACATATACCCAAATACTGTCAGCACCCATTTGATGACCACCGGTATGATGATTATCTTGTGCTTCTTCAGTATCCATACTTAGTTCGATATGTGGCTTACTTTTTATATGTAAACGCTTACAAGCCCAATCACAGAATTTATCAACTTCTTGTTGCAAATCAGAATCATCACCCTCATCTAATTTATGATTAATCCAATTATCAGGCGTTCTTTTATATTTTCTTACAAATAAGTCATGTAATGCATTACCGCTCATACTATGTCGGTTGGCAATGCTTCTCATTAATTTGTCAATGGTATCATAGTCGTGTTTAGCTAATGAGGGTAGCTTTTTAGCTAACTCATCTGCGGCTGATTCTGCTATAAAATTATTAGATATCATATTCCATTACTACAGCACCATCTTCCATAACAACGTGTGAGATAATTTGTTCTTCTTGTACCCAACGACTATATAGTGCTAGTTTTTCCGGTGGCATCGGTGCGCCCTCAGTAACGGGATCCATATAAACTTCTAAATCTGCAGGAGATAAAGTTGCGTGAGCCCAGTCGTCCCATGATAGGAATGATTCGCCCTTTGATGAGGTGTAGACATGTTGTTGCATAGTATATGCTCCTTAGTATAGTATTTATCATTAAAGCTCACTTTAGACTTCTGAGTAGCGAATTCATACGTCAAGCCAGCAGCCGGCTACACCACGGTAACGAGTACCGGTCCTAAGGTGTGTTCTTACCAATCATTTGATCTCTCATTTAATTCGTGTTTTTCAAAACGTGCTAATCTCTTTAAGAAATCATTAGTTTTTTCTGTGATAATACCGGTTAACTGATATGTAACTCTAGGATTATGACCTGCATTAGCAGTAGAATGAGGGATATTTTGCCAATCAAATGTTGTTACATCACCTGCACGCCATTGTTGATGATTATAATTACCATAACTCCAGAAATGTCCTTGTTCCCAGTCAGTTAATGCTACTTGAATACGTATTACACGCCATGGCTCATTTGGTAACCATTTCTCTAATTTGTCTAAATGTAAGTTCCAAACTTCACCGGGCATCTGTACGTGAATACGTTCCATGCAATCATCTAGTCCAAACAAGTCACTAATCTTTTTTAGATTAGGAGTTATTTCCCAATTCAAGTGCGTGATTTGATAATCTTTGCCGTAACCGAATCGTTCTAAATCATAGTCCTCTGCGGCTAATTCTTCTTCAGGTCTAGTTTTACCTACAGCACCACGTGTACGCCATGTTGCTGGTTTAGCTGTCTTTACTGCATGTTTAACATCTTCTGTATAGTCTGCTAAAATCTTACCAATCTTAATTACTTTATCAACTTGTGAATCGTTTTTAAAGTTATCAAAATGATAATTACTACGTTTTTTACTTTGTTCCCAACTACTTATCATATTACTGTTACCCTTACATCTGATGCCCCGTAGCTTTGTTCATACTCGCTCGGTGGTAGTTCTATATTTAGCATCTTACATAGCATGTGATTAGTTAATGGGAGTTTGCTAGGATACTTATATGTTGCTTTAATGATACCTTGATTCTGTTCTTTAATCTTAGTAGCCATTACTTTTAAGTTCTGATAGTATTCACTATAGTCAGGGTATGTAATGTCAAAGTGACCACATTTAACCCACCATCCTAAACAAGCATCATCAGGACGATGTACTAAAATGATAGGACAATCAGGCCATGTTTCTTTTATGAAATCAATGTGATTACTAAACACGTGACTTTTAACGATACGAACTCCTTCACCAGTGAACGCTTCATCAAAGTCACGTTCTAATGTTTCTTTGTCATACATAGGTAGACGATGGAACAGTTTACCAAACTCCATACCAGGATCATAGTATGCGCCCAAATGCATTAGTTCATTTTTACCAGATGCATCATGGTAGTATGTTCTACTATCACTGTAATCAGATTGGTCTACGTTAGGACTATAGTAAATGTTCTTTACTACGCTACTCCACTTACTACCGGGGGCACCTGCTACAAAGATATATTTCATTTTTTACTTAATTGTGTTATGATAGGTTTAAAATTCTTTCTTAATGTTTCAGCATATGCTTTAACACCGTCTGTATTTAATTGCTTTTCGTCAATCAAAATATAATTATTGTAAGCCCACTCTTTATACTCGTCACTTTTTATTGCTTTGCTAAACTCAATTTGATACCAGATTAATATCTCCGTAGGTGTTTCAGGAGGCAAACTCACCATCCAACCAGCATAAACACTAATGCCCGGGATACTATCTTCAAGTAAAGGGGCACCTGCAATTTTTCCAGGAACCTTATCTCCAGTAAGACCTACCAATTTTACTTTTCCTGCGTCAATTAATGGTCTTGCTATAGCTATTGGCATAATACCAAATTCTACTTCTTTATCGCCGGCTACAGCAGTAACTGCTTGTTGAGGTCCACCATATCTTACAGCACGAATTTTGTCTTTGTCACCTTTTGTTTTTAGCATGATGTATTCGTATGCCATTTGATGTGCTCCACCACCTACAGCAATGTTTATATTTCTATGGCTAGATTGAACTGTTGCTAAGAATTGTTGTGGCGTGTCAACTAGGCTTGATTTATTAGCTACTAATGCTAATGGACTTTGTCCAAGCGTTACCACATTATTAAAAGAATTATATTGAAACTTTTTTACATCCTGTTGCCAAATGTCATTAGTTATAAATAAACTCATATGACTAGGAACGCTGATTGTCAATCCATTTTTCTCTGCGTTAAATAATAAGTTCTGTGAAACTACAGCATCAGCACCGGGCTTGTTTTCAATTATGAAATTTGTGCCAGGGTTGTTTTTCTCCACGATACTTGATGCTTTTCTAAATGAGATTTCATTACCTGATCCGGGTGCAAAACCTACTAATACTTTGACTGGTTTCGTCGGTTGCCATGCAAATGCTGACAACGTGAATAATGCGAATAATGTTACTAATATTTTTTTCATCTTTCCTCCAAGAATAAATATGATGTGACTATTATTTAGTCCATTTTATAAAAAATCATATGAATACTAAAATTTTTAATCTTTTACAAGAAAATTTACAACTTGCGTTTAATTTACCCAAGTATTCCAAAATTTCTATAACTGAACAAACTATTGTACAAGACTTACCTTGGACACCCGCACGATATAGTAAATTTAAGGATGCAGTAGAAGCTGAACTACAACTACCCTGTGATTATGTGGGTTCACTGAAAGATATTGTCAGTGACTTATCAGAACGATATATCCTAAGATTTTTTAGTGAGATTTGGAAGCCAAGAACAGGAGACTATGAGCATACTGGTTGGGAACTTGCTGATGAAGTTAATAAACTAAACCCAGAGAAAGTACTTGATGTTGGTTGTGGATATCATCCGTTCAAGGGCCGCATTCAGAATCTGATTGGTATTGATCCATACAACAATCAAGCTGACTATGAAGTTGATATCTTAGAGTATAAAGTTAAACCAAAATCATATGATGTAATACTAGCACTTGGATCAATTAACTTTAACAGTAAGGATGAGATTGAAGTACGATTTGAACATTGTGTCAATCTATTGAAAAAGGGTGGGAAATTCTATTTAAGAGCTAATCCAGGTATTCCGCACAAGACAGGGCCTTATGTTGATATATTCCCTTGGAGTTTTGAAGTTGTAAATGAGTTTGCTGAGAAGTACAATCTAAAGTTAGATGCCTTTAAGAAAGATGCCAACGATAGATTATACTTTGTTTACACTAAGAATTAACACCAAGATTGCTTGGCTTCACCAAAGTACTCACGGGCAAAGCCATTAGCAATCAGTTGTTGGCGTAGACTTTTACCGTCTAATATAATGTCACCTAGAACACGGCCGCCAAACTTATCCCAGTCATATAATATCACTTGACGCTTTTGACTACTACCTACTAGTTTTTTAGTAAACTCACTAGCGGCTAAGCCTCGTTGATTTTCTGATTCGCACTTAGCTCTGAAGCCTTTTTCAGGGGTATCAACACCAAATATACGAACAGCTAACTGCGGCTTTAGTGGCGCTGGTAAGAATGGTGCGGCAATAACTATGGTATCACCGTCACTTACTTTTAAAATGTTTGCATCATATGTTACCCCTTGTGGAGTTTTCTGTGCAAATACACTAACGGATAGTGTTAATAATAATGTTGTTATAATTTTTTTCATGTTATATTACTCACGTTCTGTTTTAAGAATAGAACGAATAAACCATGCTTTCTTGCCATACAAGTCTTGTAGTTCAGCCATATAGTTTTCTATACCATGTTGATTTTCATTGGCGGCCTCATCAAACATTGCTGTTACTAATTGAAGCATTGTTTCACAATCTTGTAGCGACTCAGCAAACATCAATTCAGCACGTGGAATTTTAGTTTGGTCTTGAATGATACTTAACTCAGCATAGCGAGTTAAACTACCAGGAGTATAATGACCTAAGATTCTAATATATTCGGCGATTGGATCAATAGTGTCACTTACATCTTCATACAATTTGTTAAAAAATTTGTGATATTCTGGAAATTTACTACCTTCAACATTCCAGTGAAAATTCTGTGACTTGATAGCAAAACTTTGGGTGCTTGCTAATAATATTTTTAAGTTATCTGATAACATTATATAGGGTATCCTTTTCTATTCCAATAAAATTCAAAATCTGTCATTTGTTTTTTCCTTGACAATGTGCTTTTTGACTGAAGCCTTTAGGATTACTACAGTTGATACTGTCTTTGTACTTCTGTGACCACTTTTCATCAAGTTGATCTTCGTTCATTTGTTTCAATAATTCTTGTGCCTTTTCAACACTAATCATATATCTACCAGTGCGATTTGGATCTGCGGCTTTTTGTAGATATTCTTTACTAAAGCCCTTTGGTGCTTCTGCAGCCGGCTTGTCATCAGACGGTGATATCACAGTTGCACTTGGTTTTAATCCACCAGTAAATCCACCTTGTCCATCAGGTGTTACACGACTATGAGCGGCACCGGCTCCTAGTGCCATTGAGCCTGCTAATGCGGCTGCGCCTAGTTTTTCTTTCCAACCTTCGTCCAAACCTTCGTTTGACTTTTTCTTAGTGTTAACATTGATTGCTTTACCACTACGCTCTGGATTAGGATCTTCTCTGCGCTTACGTTGAGCGGCACTAGCACGACCCTTCTTACCCAAGTTCTGCGCTTTACTTTGTGGTAAACACTTTGGTTTACCTTCACTATCATCACCTCTAGCACAGTCGCCTCGGATCTTGCCATCAGGACCAAAACGAACCCATTTTTCTTTGAACCATTTATTTAAGTTCTCATCTACTTGTTCAATACCTTCTAAGATAGAACTTTCATTCTTCTTTCCACCATTACCCCAACTGTCTGCGCCCTTCTTGCGGCATTTAACTAAAGCACCGCTAGCATAAGCACTTGGCCATACTTTATAACGGCTCTTAACTTTATAGTAGCAAGCATCTTTCTTTTCGTTCATCAGTTCTTCACTGACCAATTCGCCACCGCAGTGTGGGCAATTATGTTGTTCTTTCACTACACCTTGCTGTTGTTTTTCTTTTTCTGCTTTACGCTGTGCGTAATATGCTAGTAACTTATCATCAGTTTTGGCTTGTACTTCTTCGTTCATATCATCTTTAGACCAACCGATATCTTTAATAAATTGCATCCAGGCTGCTACAGGTGGCATGTTAGCATACTTCATTATTGCTTGACCTTGATTGTCAGCGAGGTCTCGTAAATGTAGAAACTGTTCAATAGTATCTACTATACCTGCTCTTTTCAAACCACGATAACCATCTACATCATATTTTTTCAATCCCGAATTGGCAATGACTCTAGCATCATCACCTACTATATTACCAAACGGCATTGAACCTACGCTCTGTGGATCATAGTGAACCATATTACCTTTTTGTATTGCCATCAATGCTGAATGAACTAATTCTGTAAGTGATCCTTTATTTAGACTACTGCCAAAATTCTTTTGTTCTAATTTGCTCAATTGTCTTGCCAATGCAGGGCGCTGACTTTCATGTGCTCTATACAATCTCTTGTTGACTTCTTTTGACCAGTCTTCTAAGTCTTGTGATTCTTCTTGCCAACCCTCTGCTACACCTTCATTCTTCACACAGTTAGGAACAGTTTTGCCAAACATTTTTTTGTTACCTTCTTTGTGATATCCCTTCCAGCAGTTCTCATCTAACTCATCTTCATCAATGTCACGCATCATACTATGAACTGTGCCTGGCTTACCTTTAGGAATTTCACCTGTAGTACGACCAAACGGATCAGCTGGTAATTTTTTTGAAACACCTTTTAGTCGTTGTGGTCTTCCTCGTTCGCCAGCGCCATCACCTTTATTAAGTTCTTTGTATGTACTTCCGGAAGTGTTAGCAGGAAGATCCATACCATAATCACCACGTAGTCTAGCATCATGGTAATCGCTAAAATCATATCTACCTTCAGCCACACCTTCATCTACTAGAGATATAATAGCGTTAGAAAGATCAACTCCAGTGGCGGCTTGTTGTTTACCAAATTTGATTAAGTTGCTACGACCCATAATTGGTTTAGGATTTAATGGCTTACCATCAATAGTAAGATTGTACATTCTAAGTTCTCTAGGATCTTGTCCTGGTACATCTAAATCGTGGCGCTCATTATCTCGTTGACCACGACTAAAACCTGTGCGATTTGATTGATATTTGTTGTATGCTTCGTCTACTTCTTTCTTTTCGTCATTAGCAAATTGTTTCTTAGTTGCTTTAACAATGCCACTCATACGCTTGTCAGCCTTCTTAGTATCACCTGCCTTGTCAGCGGCAGTAGCATCAGCACCAGCGGCTTTTTTATATTGTCCTAACTTCTCATTAGACAATTCGTTTAATTGTAAACCTTTTAGAATATTGCTCATATTATTTCTTCTTGTTCTTGTTGTCTAACATGCCACGCTTGTTAGCTGTAGCCCAAGCAATGTTCTCTGCTTCGTCTTTACTCTTGCCTAATTTCTTTTCTGATTTTTCAATGTGCTTAACCATGCGGTCAACTTTAGCACCTTCAACTACTGATTCTTGTTGAATCCGTTTACCTTCTAAATATTCACGTATAGTGTTTAGATAATCATTTGCTTTGATAATCTTTTCTTGTACCCAACCTTCAAGTCCTTCATCTTCACTAACATCTTTAATCATAGCATAGACTTGTTGAGCATTCTTTGCGGCACTGAACAAATCACTACGTGCCATTTCAACTTCGTGGTCTAAACGACTTTGGCCGTGTGGTACAAATCCAGTTTTCATTTTGCGTCCTTGTCCGGGAACTAAAATGATATCATCTTCTTGTAGGTCAGCTTCACTAAGTTCTGCGCTTTCATTGATGCTATTACCATAAGGGCCTTTTTTCTTTGATGCACCACCCATTACTTTTTGTACGGGTTGTAGACCAGCAACTTGAGTTCTTGTTTGAGTTTTGCCTAATGGCATTGCTACAGTTGATACTGAGCCTGATGTTGTAGATTCTGATATTTCTGTGAAACGCATAATGGAATTCCAATGTTATATAGTATTTATCAAAAATCTATATAGACACGGAATTCTATTATCGTTGCATTAATGATGCAATAATGTTGTCAATAAAATCAACCTGTAGAAAATCAGTTGTCAAAAAATCAACATCTAAAACTGATATAATTGCGCCTGTCGTTGCATTAGGAAGCGAACCTGTCTCCCACATAACTGATGGGTATGCATTACCGCCCGTTAACGGAGTTGTCATCGTTGTCCCCTGATTTATATTAAGCCAACCGCCCGGGGCATACAAAGTAACTATATTATTATTATTAGCTATTAAAAATTCAGGTTTAACTGTAGAAGTAATGATGCCGTAATATGTAGGATCCATCGACAAAACTGTAGGTTGACCTGTATTTGCGCCCAACACATTTAGAAATTCTTTAATAGTTGACCACCTGGTAAGTTCTGGAGAAGGTCCGGGTTGATTCAATCCAGAATTTTCACCTAGCATGAACATAGAACCACCACCTTGAAGAAATGTAGTTAATTTACTAGTAGGATCCGTCAATGGATTAATGCTATATGGACTCACATAACCTATATCCCATACATGAGAATAGATACTCATGTCTGCTGGTAGATTGTCATATCCAACAATTAGTTCCGGCTCATATCCGGCAGCTATTTCTCTACTTTGTATATTAGGATAAATTGCTGTTGCGGGATCTGGTGTACCGTACTCGGGATTATAAAAATCATTGTATACACCCCCTCCGGAATACACATAGGTAGTTGGATCATAGAACACTAATACTTTAGTTTTTGTGATCCGACTTGGGGGTCTAAACCAAAATCCTAATCTACTCCCACCAAAGTTCATGCCGCATATCCTGTTGTTAATGTAGCATAATATGTGCCGCCAATATTGACCATGTTAACCATGTCTACAGCGCCAGCTGTTGTACTTAGAGCTTTATAACCAGAAGCCCAAAGAACAGTACTACCATAAGTAGCAAGATACGGGGCTCCTACACCCTGTGTTATTATCAATGTAATACTCTGTCCTGATGCAACTGATGATATGTTAAAGAATGTATTAGCTGTCATTGTACATGTTTGAATAGTACCGTTGTTAATATTAATTGTAGTAGTGCCTGAAACATTACCCAAGTCGTAAATAGTATCACCTGCACTAGAGCCTGGAATAGTAACAGTAGCTATACCTGATCCCGGCGCTACTGTAGCCGTAACACCTAGACCAACAAAGTTAAGAGCACCAATTGAACTAACAAAAGGAACACCCTCGTCATATACAGTAATACCACCATTTATTGTGATTGTTGCAACACCACCTACATTACTTGCTTCAACACCTGCACCTACAAAATTAAACGTATTAGTTGAACCAACTACAACGTTACCTTCATCTTGTATAATAACTCCGGGTATACCTGCAATATTAATTGTAGCAACACCACCTACATCACTTGCTGTAACACTAGGGCCAACAAAGTTCAGTGTAGTAGCATTAGCTAATACGTTAGAACCTTCGTCTTGTACAGTAATACCAGTAATTTCATTGTAATAACTTATACCTCCACCTACTACGGCTGCATATCCATCTACTGCGGTAGTCCATGTCATTGTCAATGTGTTAGCATTTACAAAATTAATTGTTGGGAAATCATATCTTCCATTATAAGAATTATTATTAGCATCAACTGGTTCTACTACAACATATGTTCTATTAAGATTGTGAGTTACTGTCCAAACATTACTTGCAACTGATTGTGTATGTAGATAATAACCTCCTGGAGTATTAGCTGTCCCGTCACTCCAACTTAAATTACCAGTACCGTCCGTAGTCAATACTTGTCCAGGTCCACCACCTGTAATAGTAACATTAGCATTTGAACCCAAGTTAGCTGTACTTGTAACTACAAAATTATTAACAGTTAATAATGTTAATGTCTCATCAAATGTGAATGTCGCATCACCACCAA